ATAATACATATTAAAGAAAACTCATTTAATTCAATCTATAGGGGCGTTCCAAGATTAAAACCAGCTTACAGAACAATGTACTTATTAGACAGTATGAGGAAGTTTCAAGATAACTTCTTTAAAAATGGAGCTGTTCCAGGATTAGTACTTAAAAGTCCAAACACTCTTTCTGAGAAAATTAAAGAAAGAATGCTGCAGGCTTGGCAGACTAGATACAATCCTAAAAATGGAGGCAAAAGGCCTCTTATACTAGATGGTGGATTAGAGGTCGATGCTTTAACAAAAATTAA